CAAAGCAACAGCACACGCTGGTCTCAACACGTTGTGACCCATTGCATACTTAGACACCATTAACGTACCTTGTCTGTTGATTTGGTATTCCGATTCAACTGAAAGATCCATTAATTTTACAGTAGCAACTGCATCTACAGTCATCACTAATCCAATGACACGTTGTGCAACAGCAGAAATTATGGATGTACCTCTTGCTGTGGCATTGGCACCAACATTGTCAACTTCTGAAGTCCACGATGCATGGTTAGTACTACCTGTGTCATACTGTGTAGTACGATAAGATTCAGCAAGTAAAGGCTGATCTGAACCCCAACTTGGATTTGGTGTTGTCTTATGTTGACCTACGTTACTTGCAATAGTCCATAAGGACGAATTCCAAGTAGTTGTTCCAACACTAAACGAACCCAAGTGGTTAGTCACATACACAGGCATCCCTAAGATTTGAGGGACTGCACCTGTCATTGGACTACCAGTTCCACCTATATCCCGGTTAAAGATAACTAGGTCATTAAGCGGATTTGTTCCTGAGACCTTAAACATATCGAAATATGTGTCGTTATTTAAAACAACGAAAGGTTCTCCGGGTACATCTGCATTCATTAAGATACGCTTTGCATCCATGATTGCCTGTGCAATAGACTGAGGCTCTCTGGATTTAGCAATATCTGTACTTGTTCCAGCAGTTGCCCCAATGACAACGTTCTGGGTGAAGTCTTCATCTGCAAATGATGAGTACTCTTGAATCATTGGAGCACCTGGGGTAAGAGCAGCCATAGCCGCAGTCTCACACAGAGCACCTTTAATTGCGAGTCTCAAGATATTTTGGTCAGCAACTTTACCAAGACCAAATCCTGCCTCTTGAGTGTAGATGGAACGTATGTCATAATGAGACATTGCTTCGTCAATGTTCGGAATGAACTGAGCATTAACTAACAGGTCATCAATCGAAACGATTCTCTCACCCTGCTTGGCAGCAGTTGGTATGATTTCCTTTCCCGGTGTATGGTAACCCGCATCACGGTACTTACCTGTCATCGGAAACTGGGCCGACTTGCCTTTTGATATTGTTCGCACACGATGCAAAGGCATCATGATATTCTTAGATTGGAACGCTGTAAGCACTTCTCCTGCATACAGCTTGAGGAATAATGCACGACCTTGACCAGTAGATCCAGTCGTTGCATTATCCACACCCGTCCTATGAATTGCGGTGTAGTCTTGTGCCATATTGTTTTTCCTTAGATTAAGGGTTATTGATTAATAACTCAGAAATCTTGGTCTCACAAAGTTCGGTACAAAGTTATCCTACGCATAGGGCTAGGTCTTACTTTTTGGTTTTGTCCTTTGTTTCTTTGTTAGAGCACACTTGAAAAACGCAGCTTCTGTGCAACACGTGCACGATAGGCCGGGTCTTTCTCGTACTTCGGATCGCTCATTGCCGAAGTAAGTTCTGCTAGTGATTCAAAGCGGGGAGCTACATCGCTACCCACATCACCAGACATTAAATTTGGAGGCATACCCACCGCATTTTGATAGCGGGCTTGCATACCTAGTAAAGCAAAGTTAGTATTCGCATCTAGGTTTTCAATTTGTTTATTATAGGCTTCAACTTCCCAAGGTTGTAGGTTATCTGATGCCCACTCCATCATTAAATTATAGTTCTGCTCTCCACCCACCTCATTATACAGGTGTTCAACAGCTTGTTCAGCTACTGCCTCTTGACCTTGAAGCCAAGTGGCAACCATTTCTTCAGATATACCTTGTTCATCAAGAGCCTTTATCGCTTCTTGAGATAGAGTACCTGTCTCATTATACTCATCTTGAAATACACTAAAGTCTAATCCTCTATCATCAAGTAGTTTGTGTACTTGAGATGGAGTAGTCTCCATTATTTCTGATGCTTGCTCTTGTACTATTGCTTCATCTTCAGTTAGTTGTCTGTTCTCATCTGTATTATGGAATTGTTGTTCTAACTGCTGGTATGCTTGAGCTAAATCTTGAGGAGAGTTAAACTTTTCAGGGAGCCACTCAGGTCTGTCATCATCTCTGACATACAGTTCTTCTGTTTGGTCACTAGGTTGTAATGGTTCTTCCATCTTAGCAAACATGTTATGCACATGCTCTGATGAGCCTACTTGATTTGTTCCTTCTCCTTCATATGTTTGAACTTCTTCTGTCATTGTGTCTCCTTCTTACTGTGTGTTAATTATGCATTACCCATCTGTTGTGCCATAGCTTCCTGCATCTGTTGAGCCATCTCAGGATTGTTAGCCATCTGGTCATTCATACCCTTGACCATATTTGGCGTTGCTCCTTTAATAACATCAGCTTGCGTTTGTGCTTGCTGTGCTTTCTCCATCTGTTCTTGCTGTGCTTGTTGGGCTTCTGCTTGTTCCTGTTGAATCTGTTCATCAGTCTTAATTAAACCACCTGTGTCAATACCAAGAGATGCTCCTAGTCTATCCATGTAATCATCAATGTTTAGTTTCTGTGCCAATACTTCTGGCCCAAGTGGAGCTAGGTACTCTAGGAATTGAGATAGTTTGTTTAAGTCTTGACCACGACCTAGTGCTTCCATGCCAGTAACAATCTGTGGTTTGACTGCTTCCTTTGGAAACTTAGGCATCTTCTTCTGCTTAACCATTCTGGCAAGGAGAATATTAATGAGTGGTAATTGGAACTCTTGAGAAAGAACAGAGTAGACACCGCCTAGAGTACTCTCTAGTTCTTGTGCCATGAAACGTATTTCTTCTGCTGTTACTCTTTCTGCATTCCTTTGAACAGAGGAATTAAGAAGGAAAGCCGCAGCTAACCTATCTTGTATTTTCTGTGCTGTTTCTTGTGCAACTCTGAAGTCATTAAACTTCTGCACTTGTAAGGTTGATACATCCTGTGCATCACCTTGTACTATTGCACCGCTTGGTGCATCCGCTACTGTCTTTATTCTAGTGGTACCATTAGGTCTTACTAGAAATAAAACTTTAGCTGCTGCTGCTGATCCCTCTACTATGGCTTGTGTAAGAGCTTCAAGTGACTTGAGATCACCTAAGTATTCTTCTACTAATCCTCTACCATAAGACTCCCCATCAACTCTACTGAAGCGGAGAGCAATGAAAGGATTCTTATCCATAGGAAATTTGCCATAGGAATCAGGGATAGTAGTAGTTCCTATTTCTTGATGTATGTGCCAGTACTTACCTTTGTTACAGACATAAGTAAATAGCTCGTAGGGCTTATCAGGAGACTCAGGGGAAAGTTCCTGTGGTGAAGGAAGCCCTAGAGCTACTCTTGCATTTTCTGGTACAGTTTTTGCGTCTAATGATTCTTTAGTTATTACGTAAAGGAGGTTACCCATTGGATCACGTTTACAAATGTACCTATCTAAATGGAACACTCGCATACCACCCTCCTCTGGGAGATACAATAAACAATTACCAGTTGTGATAAGGTGTTTTAAGGCTTCAAATACTGGAACACGGAAGGCTTCCGTTTCAATCTCATTCATTGCCGAGCGTTCAATCTTTGCAAACCCTTCTTCAACTGCGCCCCTTTGTTCTGAGCCGACTAGTTCTTCTATATCAAAGTCATCTATTGTTAGTCTAAAGAATGGTGAGTTAGGTGGAAGAAGAGTCAACAAAAGTTTACTTGCTAAGTGGTTGACACCTCTTGCTCCTATACTTTGGAATGGGGTTTGAAAAGTGGTGGCCCAGTTTGATCCCTGATCTCTTAGTAGGGTAGGTATCGTTAGTTTAGCACACTCTCTAGCCCTATTAAGATAGGATTCTCTGTGAGAAAACCCCTGCTCGTACAGACTTTTAAGCTGGCCTCCCTCATTAGTATCTTGAGTGTTATTCATACACTAGCACCTGATCTACTAATTTTTCTCAACCTTCTTTTACCTCCTGCACCTGCTGCCTTCTTTTTAATCGAAGACATTGTTGCAGATTTCATACCGCCTTGTCCACCTTGCCCCATAGTAGAGTGCACTTGCTTTCCACTTGAACCTACAGTAGCAGTAGACCCCGGATCGTCCTTTGATGGCCTTTCACCCTTCCACGCCTGACCTGCATCCATAATACTTGTCCAATTCGTTTTTGCAGCATCCATAATACCTGTCCAAACATCTTTACCGGCAGTAGCGGCTGTATGGAGACCTGTTCTACCAGCAGTTGTTGCTTTGTGGAGACCAGTTTTACCCGCAGTTGTCATTCCTGCTAAGTTATTTTTAGCTGTGGAGGTTGCAGTAGAAAGATTCTTCTTACCTTGACTTGCCGCATCACCTAGACCCTCCTTACCTTTCTTTAATAAGTCTCCCGCAGTACCACCAATTTTAATCTGTGGTATTTTAGGTAGAGTTTTCTTAATGAGAGTACTGGATGTCATTAAATCTTTTTTAAGATTAGTAGTAGTCGTCATCATCTTCTCTTTAAGATCACCAGTAGCCCCCATTAAGTTCTTTTTACCAGCACTAGTCTGCTTCATCATATTCTTTTTCGCATCACCAGTAGCCCCCATTAAGTTATCTTTAGCACCAGTAGTCTGCTTCATTAAGTTCTTTTTACCAGCAGTAGTAGCTGTCATCAGCTTATCTTTAGCACCAGTAGTAGCTGTCATCATCTTGTCTTTAAACTCAGTACTTGTGGGTATTTTAGTTGGTACTTTTATTTCTGGTATTTTTATCTTGACAACAGGTGGCTTGATAATAGGTGTCTTAATAACTGGTGGCTTGATAACTGGTGGCTTGACAACAGGTACTTTTATCTTGACAACAGGTACTTTTATTTTAGGTACAATAACTGGTGGCTTGACAACAGGTACTTTTATTTTAGGTTTTACTGTGTCAACCTTCTTTACAACTTTCTTTTTTACTGTGTCAACCTTCTTTACAACTTTCTTCACAATTTTGGAGGCTGTTCCACCTCCTCCACCACCGGCTGCACAGAGAGAAAGCTCTCCTTCGTAGTCAAAGGACTTAGAATCTGTTTCTACTAATTGACCATCTAGCCACTCATAATTTATCTCTGTATATATTTTCATTTTATTCTAGGGGAAAATAGAATTGGTAACGAGTAATAACATTAGTCCATTCTTTTGTTGTCTTTGCCAGCTCTGCAAAGTAATCTAAATCACTATAACAATACATCCCTACACAATTATTATCTTGTGCAAACTTTGAAATAGATTTGTAGGCTTCAAAATAACGTTGTGATAGAGTTTCTTTATCTACATCTTTAGTACGGGTTGAAGAGAAAATAACTAGAGTTTGTCTTTCTGTAAACTCACACACCTGTAAATGTGTTAGTACAACATAGTCTTCTTCTCCTTCAACCCAAAGGTGCATACTTTGAGTAAAAGGATTCATCAATCTATCATAGATACCTTTTAAATACTCTTCTGAACCACCTTCTGTAAGGATACTCCCACCTTCAGTAGCTTCAAAAGCTGTTATAAGATGTTCCTTATATGTTTCCCAGTTTTCTTCTACCTTTTTTGGTGGTAATAATTTTAACACTAGTCCCCTCAGTCCGTTAGTTTTTTCTTCCTACTTATTTTTCTTAGTTAATTGTTTTGAAGCACCTTTAACACTCTTTTTATCTTTCTGTTTAAGGTTTGCTTTCTTTCCCTTACCAGAACTTGTCTGTGTCTGTCCACTAGATGAGTAGTTTGCTTCGGCTGAATCAGAACCTTGAGCACCATCACCATCACCTTGAGGCATCAAAGATCGGGTGTTCCTCTCTGCAAAATCTCCAACTTCTGCTACTCCAGCTTCAAATTCACCCATAAGATGACCAGTGTTTTGACCAGCAGTATGTTGACCTGCTCTAGTTTGCTCATCTATCTTAT